AGATTTAATAATCAAAAAGAAAGCGAGGAATAATGGCGGTAGACTTTGAAGCATTAGACTTTATTAGAACTCAGAATAAAGCTAAGACACACGAAAGAAAAATGAGTGAAAAACAAAAAAGACATGAGTTATTTATAGATTCAAGAAAGGGATTAGATAACTTAGCAAATGCATATAACAGAGCAACCAATCCAGAGTTTAAAAAACTTTATAAAGAGAAATGGTTTGAGTTGGTAAAAGTTTATGCAAAAAAAATAGAGAGGAAATAATATGAAAAAACAAACTGAAACAATTAGTGTTGATATAACTTTAGATCATTACGGATTTTATCATAGTGACGAACACTTTGGTAATAAACATGAACCTTATAGAGATTGGATTGTCAAATATGGTCACGATATAGGGGTTAAGAAATGGAGTGATTATAAATCTGGAATGTGGAAAACTGATACAGAAATGATTGATGATTGGATTAAAGAAACTAACCAACCCTATGAAACATTATTTTCTGAAAAAGATGATGTAATTTATATTGTTGATAAGGATTGGAAAAAAAAAGTGAGTCATGATTTATGAGACAAATAAATTTAGAAGAGTTAAAAAAACAAACTCTAATAAATATTTTGAGTGCTAAAGGTGTAATTTACACTCATTATAAAAACAAACAACTAAAACAAAGAGGTAAAAATGAGAATGAAAAAATACGAAGCATGGTTACAAACGGCTAAACCAGGGGAATCAATAACTTATCATGAAGGTTATCTAGCTAAAGATAGATTTTATGATTATGAAACAAGAGACATTGCAAGTATGTTTTATAGACATGCAGAAAATTTAATGGTCGTATTGTTTCAAAAAAGATTGAGACATGGGAACGTAAATCACGATCCTAAATTTCAATACATTGCTAAAAAAATATAGAAAGGGAAACTATGTACATTTTAGATTTTGAAAATAAATTAATTACTAAAATGGATAATAAAAATTTAGCTATTTTTTTAAATGGTTTACCACACAAAGAGTTTATAAAGTTTGGTTTCGCACATACTAAAAAACTTGCTAAAAATTTTATTAAAAATAAAATAGGTAATTAATTACTCCTTATTATCAGAGGGTATATCAACTATATCCTCTGATACATCAATCAAATCATTAGAGTTATCTTCCCAACTAATAGACATCTTAGTATCAATATCTTGTTTAATAGTTTTATTATCAGAGTATAGATCTGTAATTTTTCCTGCAACCCATTGAACAAACTTAGCTTTCTCTCGAATCCAGAGGATCTCATTGGGAGATTCTATTTCTTGATAACTAAATACTTGTAATAATTTATCGATTAAAGTTTGTATACCTAATTTCCTAGCCTCAAGTATTCTTTTCTCTAGTTCTGGATTTCTTTTTAAGTAATGATAAAACTTCATCAAACTGAATGGATACTGCTTGTCGTTTATGATTTCTGAAAGCGTCATTCCGTCTATTAGCTTTTCTTCTATGATAGATAGATTTTTCTCTGTTATTAATTCTTGGTTTTGTTTTGGAGTAATAGTATTCTTTGATTTGTTCATGTGTATAATCCTTAAACTGAAAGAGGCAGCTCAACTGTTTTATTCTACTCTCATCAGTATATTTAGCTTTGTTAAACTTATCATAATTTTGGTAACCATGATATTTACATCTGAAAGTTTTCCCATCTGATAATGGGTAACCTTTCATTCTACAAGGTATCTTCAATCCCTTTCTTAATCCAGCTCGTGTATTCCCTTGACAAAATACTTTACGTTGCGGTCTACCTACCATTTTTTTCCCATGGTTTAATACCATTTCTGATATTATATTCTTTCTTTTGTTTGTATCTAAAGTTTTTTTCTTTGGACAATCCCTTTAAAGCACCTAATATTTTATCTGCGTTTACATATGTAGCTTTACTTTCTCTTTCAATATCCTTCTTCCTTTCAATTGCTTGTTTACAGAGGTAAACATTAACCTTCTCTTCTTGTAATTCGGTGATAGGGAGTTTAGCTAATTCATCTAATATTCTCTCCCTATCCCCTGCATGACTCTTAATAATTTTACCTATATTATTAATGTATAATGTTTCTTCTAATGTAGTCGTAAAACGGCTATCTTGAGTAGGTTTAACGGCTATCTGGGATTGTTCATAAAGTTTTTCTGCCTTCAAAAATACCTCATTCACAATATAAGTTTTACCAGATCGACCTCTAATAGACTTAACAATGTTCAATTTATTTAAAGTTTCCAAACAAGATTTAATTGTGGTCCGGCAAAGTCCGGTGTCTTTATGGATGGTTTCGTGCCTCAATTGTGCCTTATATCCATTTTTTTTCCAAGCATATTTCATTACAGATAAGAATACATTGAGACAGTGAGATTTTCTCTCACCTTCAATCAAATCCAAATGATGATATAGTTTATAAGTTATATGTAAAAATCCTCTACTCGTATTCATAGGCTTTCCTTTCTTTTTTTAGATTTACATTTTGATTTATGGTGGTCGTGCAAGGATCTCAAGATTTTAACCCATTGGTCCTCACTTAAACGTCTAAATTCTTCATTAGAGCTGCGTATACGCTTGACTCTGAAAGTTAGGCTACTTGGTGTCAGTTCTTTATAGAAAACCAAAAAACAGGGTATGTTTAGGCGTTCTGCGATGATCTTTGAGAGGGTTGTAGCCTTGTATTTCTGATCTTTATCATAACAAGTCTCGATTATAGCAAGAGGCTCATAACAATAAGCGCAGCACTCCACAGAGTCTACATCTATGTAGCTTATTCCGTCATATTTTCTGTGCCAATCAGAATATAAACCATTACTGAAGGCATATACATTTCTAGCCATTACTTTTTAATATCTTTATCTCGTTTTCTTTCTGTTCAATTTCTTTCTCAAGCGCAAGTATTATGTTCTCTTGTTTTTTTATAAATCTTTTTGCTCTTTCTAGTTCTTTCTTGCAATCAATCTCATCAAATATTCCAGAATATGTCATTTTAAATACTCAATCTTTTTAACTACGCAGCGTGGATAAGCGGTGACGTTTCCAATTGATAGTTTATTCCCATCAAAGCTAAAGGAACTAAAGATCTTAATTACTTTAGAATCTCTATAATATAGATAACCAATATCCTCACACCAGCTGAACGTAAAATCATCTACGTCAGATAAATCATCATACCAAATCGATGAGCTGCAAATATCCTGCCAAATTACCTTTACTCGTTTATATTTTAATTTATTTTTAACCATTTTCCTTCCGTTATATAGGTTAAATAAGCATTGACAATAGCCAAAAACATCACTATTACCAATAAAAAAACATGGAAAAAAATAAAATAGAAAAAGCATTCTCAATATTTAATGGTGGTGAAGGTTTGGATCATTGGTCCTACTCATCGACCAGTACACCTTTCGCAAAAAATATAATTTCATACTCATTTCCTCAAGAAGTTAGAAGGAAGTTTCCATTTAGATACAAAGCAAACTTTGGTAACCTAGTTAATAATGTGGTCCAAAGATTGTTAGCAGATGTTATTTATAAAACTAAAACAATAAAAGAAACAGAATGGGAAAGAGATATTAAAGTTTGTTTCGATAATGAATTAAAAATTATAAATGAAAATCCTCCAGTAGACGAAAAAGATAAATACGGCAGAGAAGCAATGATTAGATTTGCGATGGATTGTATTCCAATTACAAAGCAAGTTGTAAAAGAAATTGTTCGTAAAGAAAAATTAGTTTGTGAAAGATATGTTGAACTAAAAGAATTTGATATGATTAAGCATATACTTGGTCGTATCGATTATGAAACTAAAACAAAATTTATAGAATTAAAAACTAAACCACCTAATTTAAAAAAGATTAAAGGTAAAGAAGAGTGGAACATGGTAACTCAAGAGCTGCCAACTGAACCCACAATTGAAAACCTAACACAGACTTCATTCTACTACATGGCAACAAAAAAGAAACCATACTTAGTTTATGTAAATGATAAAGGGTATGTCATCTTTGATCAAAGTCATGAGTTAATGAAGGATGATCATTTGAAACATCTTTATTACAAAATGATAGATAAGATTTTGTTATGGGAAAAAATGATTATGTTCTGCAATGGTAACATAGAAGAGTTAGCTGCTATGATAGAACCACCAGACATGAATCATTTCTTTTATTATAAAGATTTAGCAGATGAGCAAAAACAACTAATCAATAAACTATGGGGTATAAAAATATGAAAAACCAAAACATGAAGATCTGGGATTTTTTAAGTAAAACAAATCCAGAGTTCACTAAACCTTTTTCAAAGTTTGGTGGTAAAACATTAACAACAATAGATCCACATTATCAAATACAAATGATGACCAATGCGTTTGGTCCAGTAGGTAAAGGGTGGTCTTATCAAGTTGAATACAAATACTTAGACAAGTTAGTCTTTGCGGAAGTTTCAATTCAATATTTCTTAGACAACAAATGGTATGCATTTGGTCCAGTATCCTCTGTACAAAGTCTAGCAAAAAAGAATGGTGGTTTAGATGATGAAGCACCTAAGAAAGCTATGACGGATGCAATGACAAAAGCATTTAGTCACTTGGGTATGAGTGCAGATGTATTCTTAGGAATGTTTGAAAACAATAAGTACGTTGAAAATTTGAAAAAAGAATTTTCACAAAAACAAAATTCTGTGGTGCAAACTACAGAACCTGCATACATGGATGACACTGTGGATGTAGATGAGATAAAGAACGAGATCTCTGCTGCTAAAACTGAAAAACAATTTTATGCAGTAAAGAATAAATTGAGACTTAAAGTTAATTATCTCAAAAACAATAACTTCAAAGCATACGAGCAAATAAGGGAACATACTCGTGAGCATGAAGATACACTAACCAATAATCAACAATAGTTGATATAACTAAGGAGACAATATGTCTGAACAATCAGAAAAAATATACATTAACCTAGTCAAGAACAAAGATTGGAAGTCACCAACAGATAAACTTCCTGTCTATGTTGGTCCAAAAAATATGAAGCATCCAGATAAGAACTGGACCATTGGAGTCAACATAAATGGTAAATGGTATAATCAAGCTGCCTTTCCTGCGAAGGATCAAGACGGCAATGTCAAAGAAGGAGAGATGACAGTTATTCTTACACCAAGCGGAGCAAGTAAAAATACTATTGCAAATGCTTCTAGCGGTGGTAATAACGAATATACCTTTTAACTTAGGCTAGAAGGTATTAAGCAGGGTGGGGTTTTTTTTCCCTTTCTATCGTTTTCCCCACTCTGCTAAAAAAACTTATGACAGATAATATTAAACAACCACCGCACTATACTCAGTATAAGATAGAGCCAATAGACTTTATTATTGCTAATGATTTAGATTTCTGTACTGGAAACATAATTAAATATGTTTTAAGACATAACTTGAAAAATGGAGTAGAAGATCTTAAAAAAGCTAAACAGTATATAGATTTTCTAATAGAAAAAAAGATTGAAAAAAGTAAAAAAGTATGACAAAATTTAGGCGAATTATCAATGGGGAATGTTCGTTCCAAATGATCGAACTATTTGATGATATAGAGAAGGCTACTAACAACAAAAATAATGGTGAGTTAGTAGAATGTAAGATCAATAATTTAAAAATTGATTTTACAAAAGTAACAAAGGAGCATGATGGAACAAATCCGATTGCGTCTGCAGAAGCTGAAGGATCAACAACAGAAGAAACACGAGAAGTATCTGGAAGCAAAACTGAAAGTAAATAAGTATCAAAAAGATTCTTTTAATTTACTTTGGCAAATAGAGCAGACAAAAGAAGAGTTAATGAGAGCAGAATAACTTATTAACTTTATAATTGAAAAAAACGTAAACAAACTGTAGGGGATCTATGACCATAAACGTAAGTCAACACTATCAAAAGCACATAAAAAAATTAAATAACAATCACTTTATATATAAAGTTAAGAAAGCGTTTTACCTTCTTACGAGCCAAGAAGAAAGATTATATGAGGTAGGGTTCTCGGAAGGATTTCTTTATGCTGCGGATCTCCTACAGAAAAATCAACCAATTGTAGATAGTAATTTAAAAAGAAAAATTGGTGTTAAATTTAAAAGCGCAAATATGGAAACTGTAAACAAAGCTATCGATAGAGTTTGCAAAATATGTTTAGTGAGTAAGCATGATATTTTTAGTAAAGGTAGAACTAGAGATGTTGTTAGAGCAAGAAGCATTCTTTATAATTTATTACATGAAAGTTATAACATTAGTATATCATCTATGAGTCGAGTCTTTAATCAAGATCATACAACAATCATTCATTCTTTAAGGAACAAAGAAGATAAGAAAAGATATTGGGATGAGGGTAATACTATCTGGGATGAGTTTCAAAAACTACAAGAAGAAGATCTGCAAGATCAAGCGTAACTTCTATACTTTCTAACTTTAGAAGCTATAGATTTAGGTTGTTTACTAAATTGTTTACCTTGTCTTTTTGCTTTTCTTTTTGCTCTGGTTGTTGCAGCATATTCCGCAGCACTTAAACTTTTTATTGCAGCAGAAGGCAAATATCTTTCTCCAGTAATGCTCGATTTTTTTCCAGATTTTGTACGCCATTTTTGTTTACCCCAAGCCTTTAAACTTCTTTGTCTCCTAGCTAATGCCATTATCTATATCCACCACCTGCTGCCTTATATCTTTTAGCTAACAGTTGAGCCTTTCTTGCGGACCACTTACCTGCAGCAGTTCCTTGTACGTTAGATGCTAAGATTCTTTTAAACATTTTTTTTCTCATAGTTGGTTTTGTATAGTTACCTGCTTTGTTAACTGTACTTTTTTTCTTAGCCATGTCTCTTTTGTACTGTAAATTTTGCCATCTTTACAGCTCCTGTATGTGGTTTATATGTACCCTTCATTAACTTATAAGAGTTACCTTTTTTCATCCAATGAAAACCTTTTGGTGCTTTTACTGATTTAGTTTTCATTTCTTTTTCTTTTTATTTTTCTTCATCTTCGATGCAATAATTTTTTTCTTTAATGCAGGTGGAAGATTTTTTTGTTTACCTTTTAACATTAGTACATTCTCCCTTTTGATTTTTTAACTTTCTTAGCTTTCTTTGTTTTCTTTTTAGCCATAGGCTTTTTCATTTTCTTTCCGTACATTATATTTCTCCTTTAATTTACGTTCACAGTAATTATCAAAACAAGAACCATCTTTACCATCATGACAAAAATACTTCTTGGTATGAGTTATAATCCATCCCCCTTCATTACTCAATAGTTCTTTGTTACATTCTTCACAAAAACCACAGAGTCTTACTACGTTTTTTTTATTCCATCCTTTTTTTTTCATATTAACATTTCCATCTACGTCTAGCTTGTCTTAATCTTGAATTAGGATTCTTAGCTGCCTTTGGAAATTTTTTCATTTGACCTGCAGATCTAGCGCAATAACTTTTTCTTCGTTTAGCTGCAGCTGAACCTTTTTTAACTTTACCTGTAACTGCAGTTTTTAATTTAGATCCGGGATTTTCTCTTCTATATCTAGCAACACCTGCTTTAGTCATTCCTGCACCAGACTTTGTAGATCTATAATACTTTTTACTTCTTGGTGGTTGCTTATCTCTTTTTCTCATTACTCTAATATAAGTTTTTTAATTGATTTACTTCCATCAATGTTACTTTCAAGTTCTGCTTTTGATTTTATACATTGATATTGAATATTATTATTTTTATTTGTTCTCATTGCAAGTCTTTTACCTTTCAAGCACTCACTCATAGATGTTTGTATTCTATGTTCTTTAATCTCATTATTTACTATCATTAATAAAGCAATTATAATTTCCATTTAGTGT